ATATTTTTATATATTAATTATAAATGAGTAAAAACACAATAACTATGAATGTATCTCCGAGAAATTCAAATATAAATAGTTATTCAATGGAAAATGAAAGTAGAAATGTTTCAATGAAAAACGCAAGTAGAAATGTTTCAATGAAAAACGCAAGTAGAAATGTTTCAATGACAAATGCAAGTATAGAAAGTATTGCAAGTATAGAAATGGATGATATAAATTGTAAACATAAAAATTGTAAATGTGAAAAAAAATTTAAACAATTAAAACAATTAAAACAAGGAAAAGTTAATTTATGTTGGTTAGTTTCAGTTTTAAATATGTTATTATTTTCAGATGAAATATCGACACAGTTAAAAAAGTTTATTGATATAAAATATATGATAAAATCATGTCAAAATTTAGAAAATATACATAAATATATTAAAGAAAAAGTATCAAAACAATTATGTGCTCCAAATAAATATCATTCAAATATATTAAAGTTAAGAGATTTAAATGATAAAAAAATTTTAGAAGAAAAACTAGATATTATTAAATATTTATTTGAAGAATTTATAACAAATGATAATAATGAATTAACAAAATTTAAAGAAATTAAGTTTGAAAATGGTGACATTCCATATTATATTTATATACAATATTTATCATTATTAGGATATGATATTAATACTGTTAGACATATAGTAATGGATTTTAATAAAATTAAGAATATCACATCATATAATCCTAGACAATTTAAAATGTGTAGATTATTTTCAGATTATTTACGTAAATATTTATTTTGCAATCCTTTAAATATATTTATTTGTACAATTTTACAACAGGTAAAAATCGATGTTAATAAATTAAATAATGATTTTATGTATTTAGGAAAATATATATGTATATTAGAAAAACTAACAAATGGTAAATATTTTTATATTGTATATAAATTAGATTGTGGAATATTAGGAGGTTTTAATAAAAAACATTTATCGCATGCAATTAGTATGGTAACTTGTAATACTCAAGGATATATATTAAATTCGTTTTATGATAATAATAAAGAATTAGAATTAAGGGATCCATTGAAATCTTGTGGTGTATTTAAATATGATTGGTATAAATGGAATAATAATGATTTTTATTATCATAACTTTGTAGATGATAATTGTGCAAATGCATCAATTATAGATAAAAATAAATTATTCAGTTTATATGATAATAATGGTTATATTGATAAAGAAAATGATTTCTGTTATAATAAAAATGTTGGATTATGTAATTCTCATTTTTATGTTAAAATAAATGAGAAAATAATAGATAAAAATGAAATGATAGAAAATATTCATAATGATCTAAATTTTGATGAATATTTGAAACCATATATATATTTATTATATGATGAAATTAATAAATATAATAGAAAACATTTAGAAAAAATAAATATTAAAATTAATTTTGAAAATATACAACCAGGTTTTATTAATATAAATGAAGATAAGTTTATAATTATTCAAAGAGGAATAATAAAAGAAAATATGGTTTTACATCATTATATAATAAATGTAAATATTAATATAGAAATAATTAAATTTATTGGAGATACATTATTTAATTGTTTAACAGACGATGTAATGATTATATATCATAGAAATACTTCTATATTTTCAATTTTAATTGAATATATAAAAAATAATAATTCAAGTATTTCAACAACATCCAATGAATATTTTGGGAAAATATAATTATCATATATATATTTTTAATAAAATGTGATTTCTATAATTCAATTATTATCTCAAATAAATATAAAATGCCAAGAACATTAAATCTAGAAACTGGCTTAGAAGATGATAATTGTGCAAAAGTAACAAGAGAGCTTCAAAATTCATCAATAAATAATTATTCATTAGAAAATTATTATTTTACAAAAGATTGTGAATGTAATTTAGATAATGATTTTTTATATGATAATAATTTATCATATAAAGACGGTTTTGGTTTTACATCTGGATGTGTTGTAGATAATGATTCAGATATAAGATTAAAAAATGGAAACTTAATAACACATGATAAAAATAGAATTCAATTATGTACACGTGAATTTCCAGGTCCACCAAATATTAATAAAGGTGGATTAATACCAAATATTGATTCAAAATTAAAAAATGCAGATGATACATCTTTTATTAAAAATTGTTTCAAAATATCAGAATATAATTTTGATAGAAATATACCTCTAATAGGTTGTTTAGCAAATACTGTACAAAATCCAGATTTTATTATACCTAGATTTGTTTGGGGTGGTTTAGATACGCGAAATGAAGTAAGAAGTAGTGAATATTTAACAAAATGCGGATTTGAAAAGAATGAAAAAAATTCATGGGTACGTAAAACTAATTAAGTTATAATATAAATATGTTATATTTATTTAATATTTAATAAAATCTTTTTAAAAAAATATCTGTTTATATTTATTTAATATTTTAAATCTTTTTAAAAAAATATCTGTTTATATCATAAATATAATGAGTTTTAACAGACTTAGTTATGATGATTGTTCATATAAAACAAATTTATCAGAAAATATATCAGTTTTATCTTATACATTAGATCCAGTACGTTACGAAAATTGCAATAAATGTAGACCAGAAATTGGTATAGTTGGAGGAACTGCAGTAAGTCATATCAAAGGTAATCTAGTAGATCTTGAGAATAGTTTATTCGGAATAGATAGACCAAATACACATTGTCCATCTTATAAATGGATACCAAATAATAATGGTTATGTTCAAGGTAAAGAATATATTAAACCAGTATGTCATAAACAAGTAGATACAACAATTAATCATTTAAGACCATGTCAATTTTTTGATACACTTAGTGTACCACAACCGCCACCAGCTAATTTATTTAAATGTGATGGTAATTAAATGTTTTACATTGTAATTAATAATAATCTACATTATTAAGCAATTTATTTTTAATTATATAATAATAATACTTGCTTTATATATTATTAATTTATAGAGGATATTTTAAATATAAAAATTTATATTAATTAGTGACAAATAATAAAATTATTTTTTAATATATATTAATTTTTTTAAAATAAATATATATTTTAAATATAAATGAGTTATACACGTCTAAAATATGATGATAATACATATAAATATTCATTAGCAGCAACAGTTGAACCTGGTAATTATATGACACAAACTCCAAGAAATTGTGATAACTGTGTATATTATGCACCTGGTATTATTTTAGATGGAAAAGCAGATGTATTATGTGACAAAGCATTAATTGATATAGATTCTGAATTATTAAATATAACAAGAAAAAACAGTCAATGTCCAGCAGATAAATATATACCAGATGGTAAAGCATTTTGTAATTATTATTCAACATTAAAAGAATGTACTGATTTAGTTCCAGAACCAACATTAATATCTAATCCTAAATGTACAGGTCATGAAGTTACAGTTAATAGATGGGAATGGTTATGTAAGAATCCTCAAGATAAATCATTAGTTCCTTTTGATTATTTAATAAATAATAGATTAATTGTTAAAGATAATCATAGACCATTAATTGAAAGACCCTTAGATCAAAGTTGTGCATTACCACCAGTAGATAATAATAAGATTATATATGATTGGTCAAGTAAATGGTTAAATTGTAATAATAGTCAAGTAAATATTCCAAATGTTCCAGTAGTAAAATGTAAAAATATTAGAGAACTATAGATTATAGATTTTTAAGTTATAAATAAATACAATATATTTTTGTTTATAATTAAATAAGAATAATTTTGATTTGTAGATTTATAGTTGATATATTATCATATTAAAAGATAATTATTAAAATATTTAAATTTTTATAAATATCTTTTTATATATTATAAATAATAATGTCAAAAAGAAAATTTACTATACAAGGTTCAGAAATAAAATATGATGGTGGAATTTATACTAGTAAAAGCAAATCTGGTGCTACATTATCTGCAGCAAAAAAAGCAGCATCACAATTATTTAAAATGGTTGAAAATAAAAAAGATTTAAAAGAATGGAGACAGTATGAACAATTTAAAAAAAATAAAAGTATTAAATTTATTTTAAGAGAAACTACCCAAGATTCTAATAAAAAATCATATAATTATGAAGCAACTATGATTCAATTAGATGAACCTATTGTTATTGTAAAAAATAATCAAGAAATTACAATTACAAGAAAAATTAATGTTAAATCATGTCATGATTTAGCTCATTTAGTTCAAGAAAAATCAAAATCAAAATCAAAATCAAAGTCAGAATAATTAAATTAATTTTATAAATATGTTATTAAAATTTTATTTTTATATACTTTATTAATAATAAAGAATGATTGAAGTTTACGTTTTATTAACACTTGGTACTTTAGGATATCTTTTTAATAAAACAAATAATAATGTTAAAAAACCTAATAATAATAATAATATAAATATTAATGAAATACCATCAATGAAAAATATTTATGAATCAAATTATTATGATAAAACAAATCAAACATTAAAATCAAAAGCAAATAAAAAATATCAAGATTCATTTAATCCCAAAAAAACAAATAATATATCATATAATTATCAATTAATAAGAGATAGTGATCTAGATAATATTGAAAATACTAAAGTTAAAAGTGTTTTATCAGGAAATTATATAGATTCATCAGATTTTCATAATAATATGGTACCATTTTATGGTGGTTCTATAAAACAAAATATTGATGATAAAACAAATAGAGTATTACTTGAAAATTTTACAGGTGTTAATGATATAAAAAAAAATAAATGTGAAGTTGGATCATTTTTTAATCCTGTAAAAAACTTAACTAATATTAATGGTTCTGTTAATAATAATGATTTTATATTGAATCGTATAACTAGTCCAACATCAAGAAATAATGATTTTCCAATTCCTCAAATTCAAGTTGGTCCTGGTTTAGGACAAGGTTATAATTCAAAACCTACAGGTGGATTTCAACAAACAGATCTTCTAGATTTTGCACAACCAAGAAACGTTGATGAATTAAGAACAAGATTAAATCCTGATACAAATGCATTAGGTGTATCTGATATAACAAAGAAAACTTATGATGGAAGAATAATAGATGGTATGAAAGCTAAATTACCAGGAAAAGTTTGTAAAGTTAATAAAAATCGTGTAGAAACATTTTTTGAAAAAAATGAAGACATGTTATTTAAAACAACTGGAGCTAATTTAAAACCAACTAAATGGGGTAAATTTGATGCTAAAGAAACAAATCGTATTACTACAACAAAAGAAATAATTGGTTCTGTGTATGCAAATGGACAATTAGCACGTAAAAAAGACCCTAATGTTAAAGTTAGTGTTAAACAACAACTAAAAGGTGATTATTTCGGTATAGCTGCTTTAGATTCATTAGGTGTTGGTAATAAATATGATTATGGTAAATCTCAAATATTAGTTTATAATAATGAAAGAGATATTACATCTACAAAAGTATATCAAGGAAATGTTATATCTTTAATTAAATCTATTATTGCACCAATTGAAGATATGATTAAAATTACTAAGAAACAACACGATATAGATAATCCTAGACATTTTGGTAATATGAATGCTCAAATACCTAAAAAACAAACTGTATATGATCCAAATGATGTTGCTAGAACTACTATTAAAGAAACTAATG